GTTCCAGAAAATAGTTCTTTATCTACGCATAAATGCTCCGATAAATTCATTGTATTTTCTTTCACATTCGTTCCAGAAAATAGTTCTTTATCTACGCATAAATGCTCCGATAAATTCATTGTATTTTACGAAGGAAAACCCGGAAAATAGCGACTAATCTTCAGTTTATTCCGGTTATTTTCTGTATTTTTTTTCGTAAACTCCAGAAAATAACCTTAAACTTACACTAAAGCTTCAGTTTACTACATATAATCATAATAATATTTAAAAATAACATTTTTGTATTTATCAACGCATAAATGCTTCGATAAATTCATTGTAATTTTCTTTCACATTTGTTCCTGAAAATAGTTCTTTATCTAAGCATAAATGCTTCAATAAATTCATTGTACATTTATACATTTGTTAATTTATTATACATTTGTTGATAATTAAAAGCATTACTAAAAAGTACTGTGCATCCATACCATGCAAAAAATATTAATGTAAATGCTATAATATTTCTTGTATTTAATCCAGTATTTAAAATTAAAGGTCTTAAAAATCCAATAAATATACAAAATATTAATGTTGTAATAGTTATATCAATTTTTTGTAAATATGATAAATAATAAAATTTCATTACTATTATAATATTAGATTTTTAATATAAAAATTTATTAATAATAAATAACGCCATTAACATCACTATTAATTGTATTTGCTAATTTTTTTGTAATATAGAACCATATTGAATAAAACATTGCAATAAATGCAGAATTATTTAATAAATCTCCATCAGGATTTAAAAAATCTAATGTTAATATACTTCCAAAGATACCAAAGAAAACTATTATGAAAAATGAACCAAATATTAATTCACAATATTGATAGCTATTTAAAGAAAATGAAGGAATTAATTGAAATGCCAAAAATATCACTTGTACTATTATAAAAATTTTAATATATTCCATTTAGTATATACTCTTTCAACAAAAAAATTTTACTAAATATATTTTAATAAAATATATTTAAAATTTTATTTTTCATTCTAAAATAGTGATGAAACTTTCATTATTTTACGATTCTTTGTATATAAACCTAAGTTTCTAACTATAATGTTAAAATAAAATTTTGAGATTGAATTAGATTATAATTTATATAAAAATATTTAAATAATAAAATTATAAATAATGAAAATGTACACCATATAATATCCCAATATACTATTCCTTTTTTTAAAAAATATAAATAGAGAAAATAAAACATAGGAAAAAGAGTAGTTCCTATTATAATTTCTGTTTGTTGATAATTTGTAATTAACATATATATATAAATAATATTATATATTTTTTCTAAATAAAATAATATGGAAACAGATAATATTTTAATTTTTTTTGATAAAAATAAATACGATGTTAATAATAAAATCAAAAATAATAAAATAGTCTTAAACAAAGAAGAATGTTTATATGAAGCAATTAATAATAATTATGAAGGATTTAAATATGAAGGTGATCATAACCAATGTTATTTATTTAATTCAGATAAATTTGATAATAATATGAATAATGATTTTAAACATTGGAATAGAAATACTTATATTAAAAATAAAGCAACTATTGATATTGAAAATATGGAAGATACAAATAAATATTCATCTCATTTTACACAAATAAATAATAATGGTTATTTTGCAGATAATTTAATAAATAAATCTATTGTACAAAATGAAGATGAATGTTTATTTAAATGTATTAAAGAAAAAGATAATTGCAAATCATTAATATATTTAGACCAACCTAAAAAATGCGATTTTTTTAAAAAAAAAATAATGAAAAAAAATAATAATTCAAATAAAGATTATGATATTTATACAATTAATAATAATAATATTAATAAATATAGTGATAAAATACAATATTTATTAAATGAAAATAAAAATAAAATTAACTTATCTAATAATTCATATATAGAACATTCTAACGAAAATAATGAAATATATCTTTATAATTGTAATGGTTTAATGTCTACTGATCCTTTTTGCAAAAAAGAATTTAATGAAAATGAAAAAAAAAAATTAATAAATTATAGTGATTGTGTTGATATAAATAATATTAATAATAAATATTATGAAGAAAAATTATTTAATAATGCATGTAAAAATAAATATGGAAATGAATATGTTTATGATAATGATATATCAAATATTGAGAATATAATAAATTGTGAAAATGGTAGTAAAAAAGTAAAATGTAAAATACAATTTATTAATAATAATTTAATTGAAAAGTTTAATAATTTAGAAGATATTGAAAAAAATAATAGAATAATATTATTATTATTATTTTTTATATTATTTTTAATAATTATTTATAAACTTTTTAATATCAACTTAAAATAATAATACATAAATATATTATACATAATAAATAATAAAGATGCCAAAAAATACAAAAGGAGGTAATAAAGCAAAATCACAAAAAAATAGCTCAGGTTTCAAAAAAAATAGAGAAATTCCAGTTCCAGAAGAAGATGATGATTCACATATTGCAATTATAACAAAAGTAAATGGAGATGGTAGATATTTATGTCAAATTATTAATGAATTAGGAACACAACCACAAATTTATCCTGTAAATTTATCGAGAGGTGTAAAAAATAAATATTCAAAAGGAATAATTGGTATTGGAACATATATTTTAATATCAATTAGAGAATTTCAAAAAGATAAAGGAGATATTATATTTGTTTATAATAATACAGAAATCTCACATTTATTAGATAATAATTATATACAAATTATTAATAATAACACACAAGAAAATGATGGAATTCAATTTTCAGATGTTATTGAAAAAAAAGAGGATGAAATAGTATTAAAAGATTTATAATGAATTTATATAGATATATTTTCTTTCACATTTGTTTTAGAAAATAGTTCTTTATCTACGCATAAATACTACAATAAATTCATTATATATTGAATAAAAATATATTTTATTTTTATAAAAATTGGTGTTTAAAACGCTCATTTTTATATTTATTATCTTTTTAAGTACTTTTAATTTATAATAAATATAATAATTAATGATGAGTAGTTTGAAGTCTATGATGAATTATTCTTTATACGGTACTGAATTATTACTATAACAATAGATTAAGCTAAAATGCGAAATAATTCTATATTGTACCTTAAAACTTCATATCCGTCCTACGATGGATTATAACCAAATTTTTACACAGCATCTGTGTTTATTATTTTTATAATGGGCGTTTTAAATAGCAAATGGTGTAAAAGATGTAAGATTAAGGTTATTTTCCTGAAAGAAAATGTAAAAAATTTATATTGTACATTTTTAATTCTTCAATATTTTAAACAGTAACATAATAATAATAAATAATATTTATTTTTAGATGAATTATATATTAAAAATATTTAGTCCATTTTTTTTTTATAAATTAATTATATATGAATATTAATGATATATTTTTTATAATAGTATGTTTAATTCATTTATTAATATGGGGGTTTGTACTTCTTGCATTTATTGATGTAAGAACATCTAAAATTAATGTATATATTGTTGTTCCATTAATATATATATTACATATATTACCTTTTCATATTTTAACTGAAATTAAAAAAAAATTAAATAAAGATGGATGGGAAAAAAGTATGGATAATATAGAAAAAAAATTAATAATACCATACTATTTTCGTAAATTACAAACTTTTTTAGATAAATCTTGTTTATTTAATCCAATTTGTGCACAAGGAATGTTATTATTTGGAATTATAACTTCATCATATCGTTTATATTTTTATAATAAAGATTGTGTTAAACCAATAGAAAAATCTGATAACTTTAAAAAAAATCAAGTAAAAAAATATTAACAAATCTATGTATTTTCCTTCGTAAACTCCGGAAAATAACCTTAAACTTATACTAAAGCTCCAGTTACTACATATTTTTTTGTATAGATACAACCACCTAAAAATAATATTTTCAAATATTCATTTTTACAATGAATTTATCGGAGGATTTATCCGTAGATAAAGAACTATTTTCCAGAGTTTACGAAGGAAAATACACACTAATATATTAATAAATAATATTTATTGATATCATTTGTACATACTGCTATTATAAACTTTGAAAAATATAAAAGAACTTACATTAAAACATTAAAAAAAGGAAACCTAGGTTCCCTACTAGCAGTACATAGTATTCATTATATATTTATGCATATCTGTTTCATCTCTACTTTTAACTTCATCATTTTCACAATATAATTTAAATGCATTTTCTAAATCAACCATTGTTATTTTTTTTAATAAATCATTTGATTTTCCAAATATTCTTCTTGCATGAACAATTTTTGTTAAATGCCATAAATTTTCCATATCACCTCCATTATATTTAAACATATGTATATTTTTTTCAAAAAATTTTATGGATATTTCTTTTTCTAAATTATCATTTAAAATATTCCAATTATTCTCTTTTAATTTTTTTAAATAAATTTGTCTTAAATCAGATGCATTATATTTATCAACCGTAAGTCTCATTTTGAATCTTCTATTTAAACCAGGATTATAACTAAAAAATGATTCATTCAATTGATCTTTATATCCTGCAATAAATACAACAGTTTCTCTATTTTCAGTTAAATTTTGATTAATAGTATCAATACATTCCTTTGAAAAACTATCTCTACCTTCTGGATTACCCAAACTGTATGCTTCATCAATAAATAATACACCTCCTTTAGCATTATCAAAAACTTCCTGTGTCATTTTAGCCGTATGTCCTAAATATTTACCAATTAAATCAGATCTTTTAACAATAGTTAAATCTTTTCTTTTCACAATTCCTAAACCATAATATATTTTAGCCAATATTTTAGCTACTTCTGTTTTACCAGAACCCGGAGTTCCTTGTATAACTAAATGCCATAAATCATTTTTGGAATCGTTTGTATCATCTATATTTTGAAGTCTAAAAAATATTAAATCGATAATCATTGATTTAATATTAGTCATACCAATCATTCCATCTAATTCTTCAAGAGCACTAACACATTTATTTAAATATTTTAAATTTATTACATATCGATTTGTATCATATGGATCATATGTTTTACCCAAATCAATAAGATCTTTTAATGTTTTAATTTCTTTATTTATTGGTAATAATTCAGGAGCTTCTTTGAAATATTGTTTAAATTCATCAATATTTTCTTTTTTTTGTCTTTTATTTTTAAATGGACTTCTATTATTTTTTTCATTTTTATCACTAAATAAATTTTTAAAAAAATTATCCAAATTATTATTCATATCTATATTTAAATCATTATTTATTTTTCTTTTTTTTTCATCGTCTAATTTATTATTATCTTCATCATTAAAATTTTCATCAAATATATTGTCATCTATATCATCCATATTATCCATATCAATAATAATAATTAATGGTGTAGTTTTAGGATTGTTTGAATCATTATTTGCATCATTATTTGCATCATTGTTTGCATCATTGTTTGCATCATTATTTGCATCATTGTTTGCATCATTGTTTGCATCATTGTTTGCATCATTGTTTGCATCATTATTTGCATCATTGTTTGCATCATTGTTTGCATCATTATTTGCATCATTGTTTGCATCATTGTTTGCATCATTGTTTGCATCATTGTTTGCATCATTGTTTGCATCATTGTTTGCATCATTGTTTGCATCATTGTTTGCATCATTGTTTAAATCATTGTTTTTTTTATTATTTTTTTCATTATTTTTTTCATTATTTTGATCATTATTTGTATTATTATTTGTATTATTATTTGTATTTTTTTTAATTTCTTTATTATTTTTGCCCATATTTATATAATATATATTATATTTATTTTATATTCACAACTATGAAAAAAATGTATAATATATATAATGGAAAACAATTTTGTTGGAAATAATAAAAAAAATAAAAATTACAAATATATAATTATATTTTATAATAAAATCACATTACTTATAAAACAAATAGAATTTTTGTTTAAAAATAAATTTGTAAATCAAGAGTTATACATAGAAAATATGTCTCAACTAAATGATATCAAAAATAAAGTAAATAATTTTGAATGTATTCTTGAAAAAAAAAGAGTTATCAAAAGTAATATTGAAAATAGTATTAATGAAATAAATGTTTTATTAGAAGAAATATGTTCAACTATCGGTTCAAATAGTTGTAAATCTATATTAGATATATATGTAAATGCTAATGATTTTTTAGAAAATAAAAATAGTTATTATAAAGAACTTTTTAATTTATATAATGATAATTTTATTCCAACTTCATCTAAAATTATAACTGATATTGATAAATTTATGAAAAAATATTTAATAAAAAATACCGATAACCCAGTGATTATTAAATTATTAGAATCAACAAAGACAAATCAACTAGTAGAAAAAATAAATGGTGCAACATTAATTATTTTATTAAATGAAAATAAACTTTTATACATAAATGGTTATTTTAATAAAGATTCATTAAATATTTTTAAAGATTTATATGAATTTAAAGAAAAAAAAAAATTAATTCAAGAAAAAATAGATTATGTAGATATTCCAAATGATTTTAAAGAAAAATATTTAGAACAAATTTCATTAAGTGATTTTATATTATATACACCTGAAGAAATAGTAAATATTGTAAAAAATGATTATAATGAATTTTTAAACTATAAAAATAAATCATTATCTGCATTAATTAAAGAATTTATAAAATCAAATATTGAAAAACAAAGACGAATAATAATTTTATTTTTAATATCTGAACAAGAATACCAATTTACTGCACATATTATATTTGATTTAATAACTGACAAATCATTTTTATCAGAATCACAATATTTATCTGATATTTTATTTAATAGCCTTCATTGGAAAATACAACAAATATTTAAAGTATCTCAAGAAAATTTTGAAGATAATAAAAAAAAATTAGAAAATATTAATATAAATAATGTACCATATGAATCTAGAATTTTATCACTAAAAGTAAATGATAATGTTAAATCAAAAGCAATGGAAAAATTAAAAGAAATAAATGGTTCTAAAGAAAATAGTATTAAAGCACAACAATGGCTTGATGGATTTTTAAAAATACCATTTAATATAAATAAAAAAGAACCAATAATAGATTTTTTTAAACTATTTCAGGAAAAGATTGAAAAGTTTATCGGGGTATTTACAATCAAAATATCAGAATATAAAGTTGAAAAATTTAATAATAAAAATATATGCATATATAATGTAATTATTCAAATAATAGATGAATATCATTCAAATATAAATAAAAGTGAATATTCTTATTCTAATTATATTAAATATTTAGAATTAATAAAAATAACTATTGAAAATAAAATAGGATTATTAAATAATGAAGATGAAAATATTTCTAATTTATCAACAGAAGAATTTTTTTTAGAAGATTTAGATATGCCCAACGAATCAACTGTTATAGAGTGCATTAAACAGTTTAATCATTTCAAAATCATTAAAAACGAATTATTTGAAAATAACATTATTAATGAAAATAACTGGAAAACAATGGAAAAAAAATTAAATGAATTGGAATCAATGCTAAATGTACAATCAATTAATAATGAAATTACCGATGATAATTATAATTTAAATTTTAAAAAATATATATTGAGAATAATTGAAGATATTAATAATTTTGTGAAAGAATGGAAAGATTTTAAATTAAAAAAAAAAACATATATGGAAAAAGTTGATACTATATTAGATAAATGTACATATGGACAAATAGATGCTAAAAAACAAATGAAACGAATAATTGGTCAATGGATGAATGGAATATCGAAAGGACAATGTTTTGGATTATGTGGACCACCCGGTGTTGGTAAAACAACATTATGTAAAAATGGATTAGCTAAATGTTTATTTGATGAAAATGGTGATTCTCGTCCATTTGCATTTTTACCACTTGGTGGTGCAACTAATGGATCTATATTAGAAGGCCATCACTATACATATTTAGGTTCAACATGGGGGAAAATCGTTGATATATTAATGGAAACAAAATGCATGAATCCAATTATTTATATAGACGAGTTAGATAAAATCAGTAAAACTGAACATGGTAAAGAAATTGCATCTATATTAACACATATAACTGATCAATCTCAAAATAAAGAATTTTATGATAGATATTTTTCAAGTATTCCGATAGATTTGTCGCAAATATTATTTATTTTTTCATATAATGATAGAGATAATATAGATAGAATATTGAGAGATAGAATTCAAGAAATAACAATTAAACCTTTATCAGTAAATGAAAAATTAGTAATTAGTCAAGATTATATAATTCCAGAAATATTATTAAATGTTGGATTTTCAGTAAATGAAATTCTTTTTAATAATAATATTTTAACAAAGATTATAAATAGATACACATATGAAGCTGGAATGAGAAAACTAAATGAAATATTATATGATATCATAAGAGAAATTAATTTGAAAAAAATAGAAGATGAAAATGAAATATTAGATTATCCAATAATAATTAATGATAACTTAATTAATGATATATTATCTAAAATAACACCTATTACACCCCAAAAAATACATAAAATACCAAAAATAGGTCTTGGTTTAGGCCTGTATGCTGTTAGTGGAAATATTGGTTTAGGTGGATTAACCGTAATACAAGTAATGAAAACATATTCTGATAAAAAATTTAGTTTAGAAAAATTAACAGGAAGCTTAGGTGATGTTATGAAAGAAAGTGTAACATGCTCAATGACTGTTGCATGGAATATAATACCAGATGAAATAAAAACAAAAATAAATGAAAGTAAAGATGGTTTTGGATTACATATTCATTGTGGTGATGGAGGAACAAATAAAGATGGACCATCTGCTGGAATTGTTATATGTCTTTCTATAATATCTAGATTAACTAATATACCAATTAAAAATGATATTGCAATGACAGGTGAAATAGATTTACAGGGAAATTCATGTGAAATAGGAGGATTATACTCAAAATTACAAGGAGCTTTTGATGCTGGTGTTAAAAAAGTATTGGTTCCTATTGATAATGAAAAAGATTTAGATATTATATTTAAAAAAGAAGATGAAGAATTTAAAGAAATGAAAAAGGTTAAATCAAAATTATTAATGAATTGTACAAGTCCAACAAAGAATAATATTACTAACAATTTTAATAATGCTAGAATATTTAGAAATGAAATGGAAGTTTATACTGTATCTAATATTTACGAAGTTTTGGATCATGCATTAGTTAAAAATGATTTGATATTTAATAAAAATTATTAAAAAACTTTTATTTAATATTTCAATATAGATAAATCTAATTCATTGTATTTTCTTTCGTAAACTTCAGAAAATAGTTCTTTATCTACATTATATTTTCTTTCGTAAACTTCAGAAAATAGTTCTTTATCTACATTATATTTTCTTTCGTAAACTTCGGAAAATAGTTCTTTATCTACATTATATTTTCTTTCGTAAACTTCAGAAAATAGTTCTTTATCTACATTATATTTTCTTTCGTAAACTTCAGAAAATAGTTCTTTATCTACATTATATTTTTTTTCGTAAACTTCAGAAAATAGTTCTTTATCTACATTATATTTTCTTTCGTAAACTTCAGAAAATAGTTCTTTATCTACAATGAATTTATCGGAGCATTTATGCGTAGATAAAGAACTATTTTCTGGAACGAATGTGAAAGAAAATACATTATATTTCGATAAATTCATTGTAAACTTACATTTATATGCGGATAAATTTATCATATATTTATATATCCATATATAATATGAAAATTATAGATAAAAATAACAAAAGATATTTAATAAAAGATGATAATAGTGAAATAAATATTAGTGATGGTCAATATATAAAATATACTGGTATTTATTATAAAAATAATTATAATTTAGAAGATATAGAAACAACTTTTTATGGAGTTATTGAATGTTGTAGATATAGACATGATTTAGGTATAACTGGAATATATATAAAACCATTATATATATTATTAAATAATAAAATGAATTTATCTGAACATTTATTCTTAGATAAAAAACTATTATCTGATATGAATGTTAAAGAAAATAACTTAAATGCATCTTCTTCTTCCATATTCGTTTCTGAAAACACATTCTTTAAAATTATAAATTACGATTATCCTAAAGAAAAATATTTTTTATATCCTCATTTACTAATGTTACCTGAAACATACCATTATTCTAAGCCACTTTATTTTTTAGACACTGTTGAAAATATAACATATATATCGGAAGATGAACATTTATATCCATTTAATGAAGAAAAAATGGTATCTTTATAATAATAAAAAATGATTTTTTTTTTCATTTCAATTATTTTGTATTTTACTTTTTAAATAGAAACGAATCTACATTAAAGTTACAATTCTTTTCTGTATATTTTTTCGTAAACTTCGAAATATAGTTTCTTTATCTAAGCTTTGCTCTGATAAATTTATGGAATAATCATGAAAGAAAATTCAATTTCATTAAATAATGAGTTATTTCATAAAAATGAAATATATAAAAATATAATATTAATATGTTATTTGGTATTATGTCCAATATTAATGATATTTAGTATTATTATGTATATATTTAATATAATAAAATTTATATTTTGTAATCTATTTTTAAATTGTAATAATTGGGAAAATGATTTAGAAAATCAATATAGAACAAATTTATAGATAAAGAACTATTTTCCATTATAATAAAAATCAAAACATTTTATTATTATTTGATGTATTTTTCTTTACATACGTTCCATAAAATAGCGATGAACCTTCATTTCATTCCGATTCTTTTGTGTAATCTTTTTCTTAATATATATTTTACTTCATTACATTTTCCTTCGTAAACTCCGGAAAATAACCTTAAACTGGAGCGTTAGCATAAGTTTACTACATAAACGGTATATATTTACTATATACTGCAAAAAATATTTAATCACTATTTTGAGATTATATTATAAAAAATATTTATATTTTTTATAATATATGCTAGATAAAGAAATAGAAAATTATTTAAGTAACCATTCATTTTCCGCTAAAGATCTTGCTAAAGGAAATACTCAATTATTATCCCTTATATCACATGGTAAAGAAAATGAAGCTCATTATCTTCTTTTAAAGTTAGATAATAGATCACATCCAGAATTAGTTAATAAAGAAGGTGATACAGCATTATTATTGTCAATCCATTATTCTATGGAAAAATTAGCATTAGCAATATTAGATACAAAAAAAGCTAATGTATCACATATAGATAATCATAGAAATAGTGCATTAACATTGGCAATAAAAAAAAATTTAGAAAGTGTTGCAAATAAAATAATTGATATTTATACAGATTATAATATAAATCATATTGATGCTCATAATGATACAGCATTATCTGTATCTTTAAGATTAGGTATGTATACTGTTGCTAAAAAATTAATTGAAAATCCTATATGTGATATAGAATTTATTGATGGACACGGGGATACTCCTTTAATTATAGCAATAAATATGTTAGGTAATTTTCATTATGCTATTCCAGAAGATGATATAAATGATGAATATGAATTTATAAAAGTTCCTGATATCATAGAAAATAATAATGATAGTTTATATAAATTAGAACAAAAATTTGCAAAATATGACATGAAAAATAGAGTAAGAAGAAGTGATACAGAAATAATCAAAATAAAAGAAGAAAAAAAAAGATTATTAGAAATAGATATGGAAAAATGTAAAAAAGAATTTGAAGAAAGAAAAATACATTATCATAATATATCAAAATATATTATATTATCTGGAAAATCAAGACCAGCCCATATAAATAAACATAATTTTAGTGCTTTAATATTAGCAATATGTAAAGATTCTCCTGACATTGCCGAATTAATTATAAAAACAAATAATTGTGTACCAGAATTAATTAATAGAGAAGGAAATACTGCACTTGTATTAGCATTAAGTAAAGATTATGAAAATATTAGTAATATGTTAGTTGATATAAATAATAAAAATAATGATATTATTACAGAATATGGAACTACTCCATTAATCTTAGCATTAAGCAAAAATTATTTATATTGTGCAGAAAAATTATTAATATCAACAACAAATATATTTTCATATATTAATCCAAATGGTGATATTCCATTATTTTTTGCAATAAATTGTGGTAGAGAAGATATTGCAATTAAAATATATGATAATGGAAATTCTAATTTTGAACATATATCAAATGAAAAATGTAGTTCTTTAATAATGGCGATTAATAATGGAATGTTAACATTAGCATCTAAGATTATTAAAGATGGGTCAAAAGAATTAATAGGGTTTATTAATAAAGAAAATGATACAGCATTAATATTATCAATAACAAAACAATTTTGGAATATTGCACATTTATTGATAGATACAGGATATTCTAACCCAGGTCATGTTAATAATCAAAATGATACATCATTAATTTTATCATGTGCAATGGGACAAATAGATATTTGTAAAAAAATATTACAAAAATTTGATTGTAATAAGTATCATAAAAATAGCTATGGATCATCTGCATTAGATATAGCATTGCATTTTAATTATACAGAAATAATAAATTTAATATAGGTTTATATTATACTGATAAATTTAATGTAGATTTGTTAATATTTTTATATAGTTTATGTATATTTATAGTTTTATTCATTATTTATTAAATATATTTAATAAATATATTTAGTGTAAATTAAAACTCTGTTTATTATATATGGATAAAAAAAAATCTGTAAATGATAAAATTTTAAATACAGATTTATCGTTATTTTCTAAAGAAAATACAGATTTATCGTTATTTTCTTCAGAAAATTCTAAAGAAAATTCAGATTTATCGCTATTTTCTAAAGAAAATTCTAAAGAAAATTCAGATTTATCGCTATTTTCTTCAGAAAATTCTAAAGAAAATATAATAAATTCAGAAGAAGCAATTTATGTAAATAGTAAAGTTATATTCGATGATAATGTTCAATTTGATCAAAATGTATTAGTAAAAGGTTCTGTAAGTATACAATCAGGTGCTGCTGTTTTTGATAGTTTAAATATTAACAATTTAAATTCAAATGGACTTTTAGCATCTTATGGAAATATTTATAGCGCAGGAAATATTTATGTATCAAATAATAATGATACTAAATATGTATATATTCAAAATGATGGAACTGTAAGTTGTGATAAAATTGATATGAATAATATAGTAATTGGTAAGAATTATAATTTGGTTCAAGAAAATAATAATGTTATATCAATTGGTAATAATTCTTTATCAAATAATCAAGGAAATAATTCTATATCTATTGGTAATAATAGTATAACTCATATACAAAATGATAATAGTATTATAATAAATGGAAGTGATAATGAATTAAACGCTGTAAATTCTGGTTTGTATATAGCACCAATAAGAGAAGAAATAAATAATAATATTCTTTTTTATAATAAAGAAACAAGCGAAATTTCATATTCATATGTTGATAATATTAGTGGTAGTACTGGACCAACTGGACCAACCGGTCCTAAAGGTGAGCAAGGAATTCAAGGTAAAACAGGTAAAACAGGTAAAACGGGTTCTACTGGATCAACAGGTGAAAAAGGTTCAGATGGTTCAAATGGAGCAACAGGAGCAACAGGAGCAAATGGAGCAAATGGTGCAACAGGAGCAAATGGAGCAAATGGAGCAACAGGAGCAACAGGAGAAAATGGAGCAAATGGAGCAACAGGAGCAACAGGAGAAAATGGAGCAAATGGAGCAACAGGAGCAACAGGAGCAAATGGAGCAAATGGTTCAAATGGTGCAACAGGAGCAAATGGAGCAACAGGAGCAAATGGAGCAAATGGTGCAACAGGAGCAACAGGTGCAACAGGAGCAACAGGTCAGCAAGGTGATACATATAGTGCTGTTTCATATAATTTTATTGATTTGAGTGGTTTAACAGGAGGTCAAACTGAAAATTATACTATAAATACTAATCGCAATTATACTGCTGGGCAATCAATAATATTTGGTATTAATGGAACAAATTATTTTGAATCTGTTGTAAATTCATACAATAGTACAAATGGTAATATTAGTGTTATAATTTCGAATATTGTTGGAACAACTTCATATAATGAATGGCAAGTAAATTTAGATGGAGCACCTGGTATTCAAGGTGATACTGGTTATACTGGATATACTGGTTATACTGGAACTACTGGATATACTGGATACACTGGTTATACTGGATACACTGGATACACTGGATATACTGGTGTAACTGGATACACTGGATATACTGGACATACTGGCTATACTGGCTACACTGGTGTAACTGGATATACTGGTTATACTGGACATACTGGACATACTGGATATACTGGATATACTGGTGTAACTGGATATACTGGTTATACTGGACATACTGGATACACTGGATACACTGGTTATACCGGAACTACTGGATATACTGGATACACTGGTTATACTGGATACACTGGATACACTGGTTATACAGGATACACTGGATATACAGGGTATACTGGATACACTGGTTATACTGGTTATACAGGTTTTACAGGTTACACTGGCTATACAGGTTACACTGGCTATACTGGATACACTGGCTATACAGGTTATACTGGATACACTGGTTATACTGGTTATACTGGATATACTGGTTATACAGGTCCAACTGGTCCAGGAAATGTATATTTAACTTCATCATCGAATACTATAAATTTAAGTACATTAACACCAGGAACAGGTGCAGACTATACAATAGGACAGAATTTAGCATATA